CTACTTCTCGTTATGTTTATCTGGTTCCTCTTTCACTTGTGTTTTAGGACGTTTGTTCATTTGCTTGGCTTCCCAGAACAATCCTGTCAAGACGTCCATGACGCGCTGCCGGTCCGTACCGCTCATCGGCACACCGTCGAACATCAGATCGCCGTCTTCCTCCAGCATCTTTTTGAAATCTCGCTTATCCTTATACGTAGCCCATTCAGGAATCGATTCAGCTGCAGACTCCCGTCCCAGCAAGTAATCCGTTGTTGTGTTCAAAATATCTGCGATCCGCTGAAGATCGCCGCTTGTCGGAACAACCCGGTCATTCTCAATATGACCGAAATTGGAGCGTCCCATGCCGATACGGGCCGCTATGTCCTGTTGGGTCAGCTCGTTTTTTGTACGAAGTTCCTTAATTCTTGCACCAAGAGACATTATAATCATCCTCCGAAATATAAAATGGTATTTAAAATACTTGACGGTATTTATATTACCACATATAATGAATTTGTAACGAGGAATCGTAGTATAAATACTTATATTAATATTTTATTAGCTATAGGTGGTAATGTCAATACCGCGAGCAGTCTAGGAGACTACTAATTTTTTTGTTCAATAACAGTATTTTAAATACCAATAATAATAAACGGAGGGTATTTCTATGAACATGGAGCAGGATGTGGTGGAGCAATTGAAAGCGTACAAGCGTCTCGTCGCCCGGAAAAAATGGATCGAGAAGCAGCCGGTAGGAAGCGGGGTGACGATCAGCTCGGTCTATGAGGACGATAAGCTGCAGGAGCTGCACCGCGAGCTTCGCCGGATGCCTTCTTATATGTACTTGAACAAAAGAGAGCAGCAATTGGAGCACGCGGCTCATACCCATTTAACGCAGCATCCCGTTGGAACCAAAGCGCAATTGAGGGAAGTTAAGCTGGCTGCGGGGAACGCGGAGCCGGGCGACGAGAAGCTGCTTCGCGAGCTGGCCCGCAAGATTGAGAAAGTAATTGAAGCGCGGGCCGGTGCAACTGCCGAAGGCTATGACGGTGTCATTAACCGGCTGAGTGAGCTTCAAGATATTGAGCGGCAGCTGCAATCGATCGATCAGGCGATGGAGGCGCTGCAAACTTGTTTTCCGGAGTACGAGCGTTTGCTTCGTTTGCGTTATATCGAAGGAAGACCTGCTGACTTCGTTGCTTCTGAGCTTGGAATCGTGGACCGGACCTTCCGCAGATGGAGGCAAAAGGCTTCTCTCGAGCTTGTCCGTTTCTTGTCCGAATGATGTCCGCCGCTTGTCCGATATTGCCTAAAAAACCGTGCTACTATGATATTGTGAAATACATCGTAAGCAGCGGGGACGAGAGGCGAATACAGCCACTCGTCCTTTCTTATTCCATTGCAGGGGGTGATCGTATGTAGGCGCATCAGCTGCACGGTTGGAGCATCGCAATAGCAAACCATGAACCGAAGGGAGCAAGGGCATGAATCAGATCAACAACGAAAATCAAGACAAGCCGTCAGGCGAAACGTTCAGCAAGCGCCAGCTGCTGTCATCGAAGGTGTACACCGAGTTGCAAAAGGATCTACTGTCCGCCGTATTGGACGCAGAGCAAAGCTATTCTCATGAGCAGGCACAAACGCTGCTTGCCACCTATTTGAAAAAGGAGGTCATGTAAATCATGGCAGGAGGAACTTGGACAACCCAAAACAAAGTAAGACCAGGCGTATACATTAATTTTGCAGGTGAAAGACAGCTTGGAGCGAGCATGGGCGAACGCGGGACGGTATCTGTACCGCTCGTGCTGGATTGGGGTGCATCGCAGACGATCATTCCGATTGAAAGCGGCGATGATGTAAGAAGCCTGCTCGGCTACAGCTTGAATGCACCGGAATTGCTGCTCGTTCGCGAAGCGCTGAAGCGGGCGAAGAAGCTGTTGGTTTACCGTCTGAATACAGGCGTCAAAGCATCAGCTACCGTTGGTGGGCTCACGTTGACTGCGCGGCATGGGGGTGTACGCGGCAATGACTTGACTGTATCCGTTCAGAAAAATGTTGATGACGAGACGCTGTTCGATGTCGCCACTTATTTGGCTGATGAGTTGGTTGACGTGCAGACAGCAGCAGTGATTGCCGGTCTTGTGGTGAATGATTTCGTCGTATTCAGCGGCTCGGGTGCTCTTACTGCATCTGCAGGCGTACCGCTTGCCGGCGGCGCCAACGGTACGGTGACCAACCAGCAGCATGCCGATTATTTGTCGGCTATCGAGCTGTATGATTTCAATACGATTGCTCTTCCTGTCGGCGACGAGTCGCTCAAGGCGGTATATACGGCGTTTGTCCGCCGCTTGCGTGAGGAAGAAGGCCGCAAGGTTCAGGCTGTTTTGGCAAACTTCCCTTCCGCCAATCATGAAGGTATTATCAGCTTGAAAAACGGCGTGAAGCTTGCGGATGGCACAGTCGTTCCAGCAGAAAAGGCAACCGTTTGGGTCGCTGCCGCTACAGCAGGTGCTGCGCTTAATGAATCTCTGACTTATGCCGCTTATGAGAATGCAGTGGATGTCGATGTACGCTACTCCAATTCCCAAATCGAGACAGCGCTGCGCAGCGGTGAATTCGTATTTACGGCAAGCCGAGGCGGGGCCATCGTGGAGCAGGACATTAACAGCCTGACCCAATATGGGGCGGCTAAAAATCCTTCCTTCTCGAAAAACCGCGTTATCCGCGTGCTTGACGGCATCGCCAATGATCTGAAGGCATTGTTCGAATCGTCTTACATCGGCAAAATCGACAACAACGCGGATGGTCGTAATCTTTTCCGCTCGGAGGTTGTTAAATATTTGGAGCTTCTGCAGGGCCGGAACGCCATCCAAAACTTCAACTCGCAGACGGATCTGATTGTTGCTGCAGGCGCGCAAAGCGATGCTCTTGTCATTGAAGTTCATATTCAACCGGTAGACAGCGTGGAAAAAGTATATATGAAAGTGACGGTGAAGTAAGATGGCATTTTTGAACGCAGGCGATACGATTTCCGGCCAAGAGGGCCGCGCTTATACGACGATTGACGGCAAATACGAGGAAATGTTCTACATCAAGACGCTGGAGGCCAGCATCGAGAAACAGAAGGCGGAGATCAAAACGCTTGGTCACCGCGGTTTGCAGCACAAGGCGACAGGCTGGTCGGGTACGGGCAGCATGACGATCTACTATGTGACGTCCAAATTCCGCCAGCTGATGCTGGACTATGTGAAGACGGGCGTGGATAAAGGCTTCGAGGTTCAGATCACGAATGAAGATCCTACTTCGACCATCGGCGCGCAGACGGTGACGCTTTATAACGTCAATCTGAACAGCGTTATCATGGGCAAGCTGGATACGGAAAGCGAAGCGCTGGAGGAGGAGCTGGAGTTCACGTTCACAGATATCGATATCGTGTCGCCGTTCTCTTCTCCAGCATCGCAGGGTTAAACCAATAAAAGGAGGCAATTCAATCAATGAGTGACTTGAGTGTATTTTTCGCGCAAAATACGGGCGCAGAAGCGACTGAGCAATTTGTAGTGTCGGAACGCTTCAAGGATAAAGACGGCCAGCCGGTCGCATGGGAGCTTCGCAGCATGACGGAAGCCGAGAACGAGGAGTGCCGCAAATCGGCAACCCGCAAAGTGAAAGGCAAGAACGGCGTGTATACGCCGGAGACGAATACGGATGAATATTTGGCGAAGCTGGTCGTCAACAGCATTCATTTTCCAGAGCTCAAAAATGCCGAGCTGCAGAAATCGTATGGCGTCCTAGGCGCCGAGAATCTGCTTCGCAAAATGCTCCGTCCCGGCGAATATGCGTCCCTGGTGCAGCGCGTGCAGGATATCAACGGCTTCAACCAAAGCATGAACGATTTGGCGGATGACGTAAAAAACTAATCAAAGAGGGCGACGGCGAAGCCAATTACGCTTATTACGCCCTCCACGAGCTTCGCATTTTGCCGCATGAGCTGATGGGGATGAGCAGGCGCGAACGCGCCGCCATCTATGCAATGATCGACGTCCGCGTCGAGAATGAGCGCAAGCAGCGTGCCAAATCGAAACGAAAATAAGGAGAAGGCGTCCCGGCGGGACGCCTTCTGTTCGTTATGAAGGAGGTGTTTTGGGATGGCCACAAATTCGGCGGAAGCCATCAAAATGTCCAAAGCCTTAAGAGCGATGGCGTATGCTGTAAACTACACACTTCAGACTTTAAAAACATTTGAAGGGCAAATGAATAGGAACGCTAAAGCTTCTGATGCTTTCGCGAATGTTCAATTAAAAGTAATCAAATCCATGAACACAACGAACAATTCCATGAAAAGGCTGGAGACACAAGCCGTTAAGATGGAGACGGTCGGTAATGTGTTCGAAACCATTAAATTCAAGATTAGTGCAGCTAACGGCGAGCTTTCGAAAATGAAAACTGCAATCGGCGGTAACGATAAGAAAGTAAAAACCTTATTGAAATCTTTCGATACCGGCGGTAAAAGAATTCGATCTTTCGTCAAAGTGGGCGAACAGATTTCAAAAATAACAAAAGCGATTCAGACCTCTACTACCGCTCAGACGAGGTTTAATGATGCTATTAAAAAAGGAAAAGATGCTGCCTCTAAAACAAAGGTAGGAACTGCTGCTAAAGACGCCGCTGAAAAAAATTCAGAAAAATCAAAAAGTGATGGTAAAGGTGAAGATAAAGATAAGAAGAACGGTGCTGCTTCATTCGCTGCTGGATTGAAAAAAATGCATGGTCCTATAAAAAAAATGTTAAGTATGACGTTTGACGGGGCCATTGATCAGCAAAAAATGAAGGATCAGCTTATGGTGACAACCGATAGTGCTGCTCAAAGATCGGGTGTTTTTGATTTAGTTAAACAAAACGCTCTTAATTCAGGGCAGGATGTGAATAAAACTTTTTCTGGTGCTTTGTCTTTTATGCCGCTTGTAAGCAATACGGATCAGTTGGATAAATTAACGCAGTTTTCTACACGTATATCTGCATTAAGTCCTACTGGTGAAGACCCCGGGGCGTCCTCTGCAGCTATGAAATCAGCGATGAGCGGGGATTATACGGATCTTTCAAAACAGCTTCAACTGCCTGAGAAAACAGTTAGCGATATGCTGGGAAACTCCAAAAATATGGATAGCTTTCTAGCATCGTTCGACAAGCTTCTCGATAAAGCGAACATGGGTGAAGAAAAACTGACCGCGATGCTGAAAAGTCCGGCTGTCCAACTGGATATGCTGAAGCAGCAGTTTAAAACGTCTTTTGCTGATGCCGGTGAGGGAGCGCTAGCCGCTATATCGCCTTTATTAACGCTGTTGCTGGATGCATTTCAGAGCGGTAAATTCCAGCCTTTCTTTGATGCTTTGAACAAGGGCCTTACCTTGGGAGCGGAATTACTAGCTTCTATTGGGGAGAAGGCCATGGCGTTCTTCGATGCGAACAAGGAATTTTGGCCAGTTTTACTTGCATTTCTTCCAGCGGTTTTTGTCGGCCTTTGGGCGTTGGTGGCCCCTGTCATTGCCCAAGCTTTGGCGTGGATGGCAGTGAATTGGCCGATCTTACTGATAATGATTGCAATAGGCTTATTAATTGCTGTCTTTATGCAATTTGGAGCGACAGCCGAACAAATTGTTGGGTTTGTTACTGGTGTTTTTTATGCATTGGTTGCCTATATACAAAATAATGTTGCTATGCTGTGGAACATTTTTTTGGCGTTCGGTGAATTTTTAATCAATTTATTTATTGATCCTGTTTATGCAGTGAAGAAATTGTTCTATGACCTTGTTACAAGTATTGGTGATTTCCTTGGTGGAATTATTAATGCTGCAATAGATGGAATAAATGAATTGATTAATTTATCTAACAAATATCTCAAAACCGATTTTGACAAAATTGGTAAATTCACAATGAAATTAATTGATGATATGAAGCCGCCAACAAGCGATAAAGATGTTCTTGATTTATCCAAGTATAAGCTGCCCCAAGTCGATATTGGCGAGGCTTTTCAAAAAGGTGATAAAGCTGGTAAAGACTTCGCGGCGAAGACGATTGACGGGGTTGGTGATTTCAAAGAAAAGCTAAACGGGCAATACCCGAAAGACAAAGCTGGAGCAGGCGGTGTTCCCGGACTGCCAGCAGCCGGCCCAGACATCAACCGTGTCGGCGAGGTTGGCAAAATCAATGACTCGGTCGATATTACGAGCGAGGATTTGAAGACGATGCGCGAGCTGGCGGAGATGAAGAACATTCAGAACTTCGTGACGCTGCAGCCGTCAATCAGCGTTCAGACCGGTGACATCAACAACGGCTACGACATCGATACGGTTATTAAGCGGATGGAAGCTTCATTGACCAATGAAATCGCGTCATCGGCGGAAGGGGTGTATGCGTAGCATGATTACGAATCGCAATGAAAAATACACGATTGGCCTTAGCTATAACAATCAGCAGCAGAGCTTCTTCCTTCCGGTAAACCCCCCTGAAATCCAAATTAGCGATTCTGCGGGCGGGAAAACGTACGAAGTATCCGGCTTAGGCGAGATTAACGTCATTCAAAGCCGGAAGCTGATGGACGTATCATTCGATAGCTTTTTTCCGGCGTCTGGATCGGAGTATCCTTTTATCGTCAGGAAGGATGAGCTGCTGGATCCGGTTTTCTACATTCAAATTATTCGGGACTGGATGGAGAAGAAAAAACCGATCCGGTTTGTGTTTACGGGTGAATCCTTTGATTTGAACATCGCAGTTAGTATCGAGAAGTTCGACTGGAAGGAAGTTGCCGGCTCTGGCGATATCGAGTACAGTATCGCGCTTAAGCAGTATGCATTTTATCGGGCGAGACCCGTCATCGTGGAAAAAAATAAAGGGAACACCCAAAAGGATAGGCCGACAGATAAGCAAAAGGATACAACCTATAAGCTGGTTGCCGGCGATACGCTCATTAAAGTGGCGAGAAAAAAGCTAGGCGATGACTCCCGCTGGCGTGAAATTCAGAAGCTGAACGGTATTTCGGATGCGCAGTTGACCAGGCTGCCAATTGGGATGACGCTCAAGCTGCCGGGGTGATGAATATGCTGGAAATTATTTTGGACAACCGCAACGGTAAGCTGTGGAACATTACGAGTATTGTGCCGTCAATGACGTTCAAGACGAAACGAATCGGCAGCCCGTCCAGTCTGGAGCTGACCTTGATTAAAGGCGCTTTGTTTCAGCACCGGGATTTTACGGTGAACAACGGCGACGTTATTCGGGTTAGAATGGACAACGTGAATGTCTTTTACGGTTATGTCTTTGAGAAGAGCTTTGGCCGCGACGAAAGCGTGTCGATTAAGGCATACGACCAAGTGCGTTATTTGCTTATTAACGATCATTATTCGTTCACGAATGAAACGGCAGGCAATATTATTCAGAAAATCGCTGATGACTGCGGGTTGAAAACGGGCAAAATTGCGGATACGGTCTATAAAATTCCCACTATGCTGGAAGACAATAAAAAGCTGCTCGACACGATGTGTAAAGCGCTTGATCTGACGCTAATCAACGGGCATGGCAACTTTATGCTGTTTGACGATTATGGAGAGCTGACGGTCCGAAAGCTGGACGATATGAAGCTCGATACGGTGATTGGCGACTGGAGCCTTATGTATGACTTTGATTATAAAAGCTCGATCGATTCGGATACGTTCAACCGGGTGAAAATCGTCAAGGATAACAAGGAAGCGGGCAAAAGAGAAGTATACATCGCGCAGGACAGCGCGAATATCGCCCGCTGGGGCCGTCTTCAATATTATCAGAAGGCGGATGACAACATGAACAGTGCCCAGATTAACGAGCAGTTGGATCAGCTGATGAAACTGAAAAACCGTGAGCAGCGAAGTCTGAGCATTGAAGCGCTGGGAGACATTCGGGTACGCGCCGGCTGCTACGTTCCGATTATTATCGAAGAGCTAAAGTTGAAGGAATATTTTCTCGTTGAGGAATGCACGCACAAGCTGGATGCGGATACGCATACGATGAATCTGGAATTGAGGGTGATTTAATGGCATTGTTGGATATTATCAAACAAGCGGGAGCTGCCGCCCATGCGTCGGGCAACCCAATGGCTGTGATGGCCGGAAAAGTACTCAGCATCGATCCTCTGCAAGTAAACGTTGATCAGCGTTTTACTTTGACAGAGGATTTTTTAATTGTCCCGGAAAGTCTGACGCGCTATGAGGTGGATTTGGCACATTCACACAGCATCGGATCGGGGCAAACGGAAGCAGCACTGCAGGAGAAGCTTCTTATCCGCCGCGGCCTGGAAGCGGGCGACGCCGTTCTGCTGCTGCGCGTTCAGGGCGGACAGAAATTTGTTGTTTTGGACAAGGTGGTTTCATGATTCCATCGGGCGGCATTCAATTAACGGAAAGCTTGGTGACAGAGTCACAGCAGACAAGCAAAACTTATGCGCTGGACGTAGCAGGCGGACGCATTTCCGGTATTGTTGACGGGCTAGATGCGGTGAAACAGGCCGTGTTCAAAATTTTGCAGACGGAGCGGTTCGAGTATTTTATCTACAGCTTCGATTATGGATTTGAGTCGATGAGTCTGATTGGCGGAGCACCCGGCTATATGAAGTCCGAGTTGAAGCGGCGGATCCAGGAAGCGTTGCTTCAGGATGACCGGATCACGGGTGTAAATGATTTCGAAATGACTGTGGAAGGCGATAGTGCTTTGGTTACTTTTCAGGTACAGAGTGATTATGGCGATTTTCTCTCAACGATGGAGGTGAAGGGAAATGTATGAAAATCAGACCTATAGCGCGATATTGCAGCGCATGCTGGAGCGGGTGCCGGGAGACGTGGATAAGCGGGAGGGCAGCATCATTTATGATGCGCTTGCACCGGCCGCGGCTGAGCTTGCGGAAGTCTATTCGCAGCTTGATGTGCAGTTGGATTTGACGTTTGCGGATACGTCGAGCGGCGAGTTTTTACGCAGGCGGGCATTGGATTACGGCGTGATATGGCAGGAGGCGACCCGAGCTAGCAGGCTTGGGTTGTTTTTCGATGCAAATAATGCCCCAATGGCAGTTCAACTTGGCGCACGCTTCTCACTGCGTGAGCGCAATTATAAGGTGAAGACACAGCTTTCGCTGGGCCGCTATGTGCTGGAATGCGAGACAGCGGGGACAGCGGGCAATTCCGATTTCGGGGCGCTGCTGCCTATCGATTATATTAATGGCCTTGCCCGGGCAGAGCTTGCAGATGTATTGATTCCGGGGGAGGATGATGAGACGGATGAAGCGCTGCGTACGAGACTCTTGACTCAAGTACAAAGCCCAGGAACAAGCGGCAATAAAGCCGATTATGCAAAATGGGCGCTTTCCGTGGCAGGTGTCGGAGGCGTTCAGGTTGAGCCGTTATGGGACGGACCTGGTACAGTTCGCGTTGTTCTGATTGATAGCGAGAAACTGCCAGCAAGCATTCAATTGGTTGATTCCGTTCAAAGTTATATCAGTCCGGAATTAGGAATGGGAGAGGGCGTAGCTCCTATTGGGGCAGAGGTTACAGTTTCCTCTGCTGAAGGCATTTCTTTAAGAGTGACTGCTAAATTAGTGTTGGATGGTACGAAGTCATTGGGAGCGGTTCAGGAGTATTTTACCAGGGTAATGACTGATTATTTGCGAAGCATTGCGTTCACAGCAGATCCGTCTCCGAAATATGTTCGAATTGGCTCACTCTTGTTGGACACTCCCGGAGTTATTGACTTCACAAACTTGCTCGTTAACGGAAACGCAACGAATGTCGCCATTGCATTGAGTCAGGTTGCCGTTTTGAGCGAGGTGAGCCTGCATGAATGACACTGTCGAGAGTCCAATAGGCAAAATCCTAATGAACCATTTGCTAGAGTTTTATGCAGACATTAAAGAGAGTCGGATCATTTGCCAGACAGAGGGTACGGAATTTGATAGTCTTGAGTCTGCCTCTGCAGGATTGCTGAGTCAACGTTTCGTTGATTCGGCAACTTGGGGGTTGCAACGATGGGAAAAGGAGTTAGGTATTGCAGTAACGGCTGGCCAGCCCTTTGAACAGCGAAGAGCTGTTATTTGGTCCCGTATGAGAGGAACTGGGACTGTAAGAACTGAGTCTATTAAAGTGGTGGCAGGCGCCTACACGAATGGTGAAGTCGAGGTACTTGAGAATTTTTCGGAAAGTACAATTACTTTAAAATTCGTATCCGTACTTGGTATTCCTCCTAATATTGCAGATTTAACCGAAACGCTTCGAAGCTTAATTCCTGCACATTTATTTATAAGGTTTGAATACATCTACACAACATGGGGTAATATCGAAGCTGCCCCTGAATTTACTTGGAGTGATCTGAAGGATAGAAATATTACATTTCAGGAGTGGTCTGTTGTTGATCCATTTTCTCTCGTTCTAACGAGCCTAGGTCTTACCGGATCAGATCACTAGAAGAATAGGAGGTTAGTAGAATGGCATTTACTTTTCCAAAAGATAGTAATAATAAAGCTGGCGCTGTTCGTACGAAGAATGCTGGTACAGAGTTTGTAATGCCAGTTCAGGATGAAATGTTTGATGTTATGGAAATTAAGCGTTCTACGCTTGCGGTATCTACTAATACACAGCTGTCTTTTACAGGTGTACAAAGTGTAATTGAAGTTCATAATCTAGGACCGGGGGAATTGTACGCATGTCTTGATGCGGTAGCTTCAGTTAACGGGTCAACTAGTATTCTGGTTCCAGAAGGAGCCGTTTATGTTTTCCCCATTAAAGGAACAGTTGTAAATATTATTTCCAGTGGTACGCCTAAAGTTCAAGCTGTAGGGGTGAAAAACAATGCCTAAAAAACTCGGAATGCATATGCCGTCCGGTAAAAAGCTTGTCGGTAATGCCGTTGCCGGGGAGGTATTGACGGGAAAAACATTTTCCAATGCAACAGGTAATGATAAGGTAGGCACAATGCCTGATCGAGCAGCTATGACATTAATTCCTGGCGCCAGTGATGTTGCTATTCCTGCAGGATACCATAATGGAGCAGGAAAAGTGTCTAAAGTAGCCGTTGATCCATCAAAAGTTTTATCAGGAACTGTCATTGCCGGCATCGCTGGAACTATACCTTTGAGGGGAAATGAAGAATATGCAGGCTGGTCACGTGCAACTCTAGGACCTGTACCAGCGACGGAAGCAAGATCGCATATGAGAATACCATTGGGCGCATATTTGAATGATGGTGCGAACGGATCGGGGTATCAAGCTATATTCTTAGATGATCCTAATTTCACAGCGAAAAATATCGTTGCTGGGGTTAGCATTTTTGGGTTATTAGGGACACGGACTCCCTTAACTATCCCTGTGCGGACAGGGACTATTGCATCTGTGAATGATGCTCTTAACGTATCGGGATTAGATTTTAGACCTAAAATGATAATTGTTGCCTGCACAGCTGCCACAACTTTTTGGGGTCTTTGTATAGATTCTAATGCAATAGGTGTACACCCATACAATAATGTAAATTTAGTAAGAGACAATAATAATTATGTTTCTTCGAAATTTTCAATTAATAGTGACGGTTTTTCAATGGCTAGTTATGCTGGGATTTCAGGTTTGCAGTTTGTATATATTGCAGTGGGATAATATTTGAAATAAATTGAAGGGATGTATTTATATGACACTAAATTTACCTAGTGGTGTTAAAATGTTCGAATCATCTGATGTGGTGACAAAAGAAATTTTCAATAATAACTGGGCTGTACTAGATCGTCATATTTTAAGAAACGCTGGTTATGGCACTACAGTAAATTCGGGTAATGCTTATGGAGTTTCGTTGGAACCTGCTTCCCCGGATTTGATTGAGGGAATGGCTGCTATTGTAAAAATTAACGTGGATAATACTGGTCCTGCAACAATTAATGTAAATGGGCTTGGGGTGAAGTCTATAAAAAAAGGAAATGGTAGTGACCTTGCTGCAGGGAATTTAAAAGCAGGCAGCATTTATACATTACGTTATAACGGTTCAAATTTTATATTACAGGGTGAGGGAGGTTCGGGAACGGCACAACCCAATAATGTGCTGGCAGGACAAACTTTTAGTAACAACCAAGGTGACCATAGTGGCACTATGATTAATCAAGGCGCGCTTACCCTTTCTCCGAGCGGTAGTAATGTGGTGTTGATTCCAGAAGGATATCACAATGGTCAGGGTAAGGTTAATAAGGTTACCGTACCAGCAGCTAATGTATTAGCTGGGACAACAATCGCTGGAGTCACAGGGACTATTCCCGTCAGGACTGGAATACAACCTCCAAAACAGCAAAGTGCGTTATGGGGAGATGGCGATATGGCTGTCTATCTTAATACTGGATATTATGATGCAGAAATTAGGGTGCCTAAAAGCCACTTGACTGCTTTGGGTAAATATGGAACAGGGGATACTGTACCAATCAGCAAAACAGGTAGAGCTCCTTTTATAAAGATGTTCCATGGTACTAGTACAACTAGTAGGGGCGCAAGTTCTGGGGTAACCTCCAATGGCTACGTGTATTGTATTTCTGAGTATAGATTAGGTATTTTTAATCCGGACGGTATACTGACGACAGTAGGACTACCTAATAACATTGCTACAAATATTTGTGTTATACGTGACTCTATGTTCTTTGTTGAATCGGATATGGCATCTCAATACAGGGAAAATAGTAGAGTGCTTTATAAGCAATTAGATATGTATGTTCAAACTATGTCTACAGATGGTAATTATTTGTATGTTTTTGGCTCATATGGGGGGCAAAGAGTATTTGCAAAGTTCAACGAGAATTTTGACCTGATTTGGAGGTCGGCCCCTGTAGAAGGAATAAGTGGAAATTCATTTACTCTTAGTACGGATCCTGTATCTGGACAAAGTTATTTCACAGCAACAGATGGTTTTACTAGTGGTAAGGTTTATATAATTACTCCAACAGGTCTTGTATATACTGTAGTAGGCCAGTTTCCTAGTAATGGAATTTTTAATTTGACTACGTTATCCTATGACAGTTTTTTTATTAAAGGTGCTTTATATAAGGTTACAGGCTTAACTGCACATATTGTCTGGAGTTCATCTTACTTCGATAATCCCGCAATCAGAGACATAGAGGGGAGTCTTATTATTTTTACATCCCCAGGATATATGAAAAAGTTTAGGGTATCGGATGGAGTGGAGCTCAGTTCATGGGCTGTGCCTGGAATTTCGTATCCAATGATAAATCTACAAACGGGGGTTGTTACAGTGAACTCTTTTAATACATCAAGTATTTGGTCTATTGCATGTATTCATGCCTCTGGTATTAAACTTAATGATTAAGTTCTTTTTTGTGAAGGGGGGATTATTAATTTGAACTTTCAAATTTTATTCAATTCAAGCGCCGGCATTGCTGGCGCTTTTTTGTCGTTTGCTTACGGCAGCTGGCATGAATCGCTTACGTTTTTGCTGATCGCGATCTCCGTCGATATTATTACAGGGCTTTACGCTTCTATAAAAGAAGGCCGCGGTCTTAACAGCGCTGTTGGCGCTGTCGGCCTCGCGAAAAAATGGCCTCATGCTGCTAGTCGTTTTACTGGCTCATCGAATCGATGTTCTTCTTGAGACGGACAATATGACGATGATGGCCACCGTTTATTTTTATATCGCCAATGAGTTGATCTCTTTCACTGAAAATCTGGGACGCGCCGGTGTGCCTCTTCCCGAAAAACTGAAATATATTATTGAAGTGCTGAAAGGAAAGGGGAATAACAAGGATGTCTTGTAATTATCTCATTGATCATATCCCTCCCAACACCCCTTGCAACCGCCGTCCTGCGCTTCCCATGCTTGCCACAACCATTACCATTCACAACACTGGAAATCCATCCAGCACCGCCCGCAACGAGCGCAATTGGCTGACGAATCCGTCCAATAATCGTACGGCTTCCTACCATATTGTTATCGACGAAAGGGAGGCAATCGAATGCTTGCCGCTATCCGAAAATGCCTGGCATAGCGGCGACGGCAGCGGTGCCAAGTCCGGCAATCGGACGTCTATCGGCATTGAAATTTGTGAAAGCGGGGATTATGCCAAAACACTCGATAACGCAGCCTCACTCGTAGCCTCGATGTTGCGGGAGCGGGGATGGGGTGTCGACCGACTGCGCCGGCATTATGATTGGAGCGGCAAGATATGTCCTCGTCTCATGTACGATAACGGTAAATGGACTGGCTGGGAGGCTTTTAAAGCAGCGGTAAGCTCCAAGTCAACTCAAAACGTGCAGGAGAGCGAACCGAAACAAGAACGGGGGGACATGATGATGGAGAAAATCGAAGTTTACATGAATGATAAGAAGCTGATTGACGGCTTATACGACACGAAAGCAGGCGTTACTTACGTGCCTGTTCGAACAGTAGCAGAAGCGCTTGGTGCAGGAGTAAAGTGGGATGCCAAAAATAAGCGCGTCGAGTTAAAGTGCTAGAGTAAAGCCCGTCTGCTTTGCAGCAGGCGGGCTCTAGTTACTAGTTGAACTGCTCTCTTATGCCATCAAAAAATTCATTTTCCTCGCCATCCGTACCGGGAGCGAATATAGCCATCACTTTATCTCCCTGCATCATGACGATCCGTTCTTCTTTTTTATCGCTTTGGATAAGAGTGGCCGAATGATTTCCTTCTTCACCTTCAACCTCAATCGTACTAACGACTTTAGGTTTCAGGAACTCAGCTTCGTTCTCCATCCCGCCCATATTAAATAACAGCTGCATATCTTCTTGCACATATTCCTTCACTGCCTTATCCTTCTCTTCTTTTGTTCCATTGTAATAGACTTTCAGAAATTCAAGCGCAATGGCGCTCTCCTTCGATTTCTTTTTCACCTTCAAATTTTCATTCTCGGCCTCTTTTTTATCGTTTGCACCTTCTGCCGGCGTTGTTACGTTAGCGGGTGCTGAATCATTAGCAGCAGCCTCTTTCTTATCCCCGTTGCCACACCCTGCCAACAGCAAGCTTAGCATCAATGCCGAAATCACAATTTTTTTCAT